AGAGCATCTTCAAAGAACATCATCTCTGTTATTTCTTCAACTTCTAATACGTAACCTCTGATATTGTCACTTCGTGATATTTTGATATCATTATAATCCATCTTCAATCACCTCGTCAATCCATTCTACAGCAACACCCGATTCATCGTAAATTATATTAGCTTGTTTACCTTCAATATATTCAGTTTCGAGTATTACTGCTTTGTTTAATAAACTTTGAGGTAAATTATCGCCAATATAGTAATTTAATTTTTCAAATAAATATAGTTTCATTTTTCACCCCTCTTATTCTACTGTAGCATCTGTTACGTTCCACCCGATTGCTATTAAATTAGCTATCGCACTATCTGATAGTGATGAACGAGTTAAGCCAGATATATTGAGTGTACCATCTGTTATTATTGTGTTATTATTTAAATTTATAATTGTTTGGTCACAATCGTTAGTCGATAAGCCGGTATTACTTAAAATCAAATATTTAAGTGTTGAGTGTGGATTTAATATTCCTGTTAATAATGTACAATTTTGGAAACTTGCTAAACTAGTTAAATTAGACAAAGCAGATATATTACCTGTTAATAATATACAGTTATTGAAATTTGCATAACTAGTTAAATTAGACAAAGCGGATATATTACCTGTTAATAATGTACAATTATAAAAACTTGCTAAACTAGTTAAATTAGATAAAGCGGATATATCACCTGTTAATAATGTACAATTATAAAAACTTGCATAATTAGTTAAATTAGACAAAGCTGATATATCACCTGTTAATAATGTACAATTACCGAAACTTGCTAAATAAGCTAAATTAGACAAAGCTGATATATCACCTGTTAATAATGTACAATTATAGAATTTTGCATAATTAGTTAAGTTAGACAGAGCGGATATATTACCTGTTAATAATATACAATTATAGAATTTTGCATAATTAGTTAAGTTAGACAGAGCGGATATATCACCTGTTAATAATGTGCAATTATAGAAATTTGCTAAAAAAGTTAAATTCCAAGGAATATCTATCAATTCTCCCACATAATTAGCATCAGTATCATTATTTCTTATCTCACTCGAACTATTCCAATCACCCACAGCGTATACTATTCCATCTTCTGCAAGAGTTACCCCAGGTCTTTCCAATGTACTAGTACTTCCATCTGGAAAATACCATTTTAAATTAGGTGTATTAGTAATACTAAAGTCCATCAATCCAGCCTTCATTCGAATTGGGAAAACCTCTTGATTAGTTGCTTTCCACTCCTTCTTGACGAAAAATTGATTATTTTCATTGGCAACTTGAGATTCGACAGGTTTTACAATAGGCTGATGCGTTGTCAAATCATATAGAATACCTGTTATATCATGTATCCTGTCGAGATTTGACGGCGGGTCAGCTTTAAAATACAATCCATCTGGATTTAAAGTTCCGTCTGAATCGCAAAAAGCTTTATTCAACTTCAATCTTCCTACTGAATCTGCAATAGGATTTACCCCATTTACGTAGGTAGCTAGCCGACCGTTTGACATTGCCGGCATTGATATTCCTTGACTAACAGGTATAAGACCTTCCTGGTCATGTGTGTAGCCTAGGTAGGGTTCGTAAGGCAATGCGGAAGTTCCGACGTTCACCATTACATCATCTTTAGGTTGACTAGCTTCATTATTAGATATTCTAGCATAACAAGCGTTACTAGGCTTTGTTGTAGGGTTTGTTGTTTGTGTACCACTTATATATTTTTTGTCCACATCAAAATAACATAGTCTGAAAAATGAGTAGTTGGTCATTAACGTAAACACATCTATTGTTATTTCTTCAAGAAACATATAATCAGACACGTATCCGTTCGTGTTAGCTACTATATGTCCGTTTGTGTGGTCTAATCTATAATTTAGTGTTAAATTATCCTTATCAAACAAATTCTTACCCAAAGCCTTACTAACACTCATACCCTTGCTATCCTCTAAACTCACAACACTATAATTTTCTACTAAAGGTACCGCGGGACTTAAATATTGTTGCATCAACACTACGTCTGATTCATCATCTAAATTGTATAGAGATAATATACCGTCGTCTCGTGATGAGAAGTTAGATTGATATGTTTTGCCTGTTGATTTGTTTGTCATTTTTAAGGATACTAGGTTTGCCAACAATTTATCAACTTCATTAAACCTACTAAGTATATACAACTTTGTAAAGTCTAATGTTATATCTGTCACTTTATACTTTAACCCTTCGTTCGTTACTACTCCACTAGATACTATGAAAGTTGTTGACGAAGTTAATATATATCCTGTTCCTACTCCGAATCTACAATCTAACAAGTAGTCATTGACAGGTGGGAAGACACTAACCTCAAACTCTATATCCCACAAACTAAACTCATACTAGCCACACTATCTCTCGTAGCCTTTCCTACTTTATCTATTAAGGGTGTTGTATAGCTCGTTAATCCACAATTACTAACCAACCATTGCCACTTTTCATACCCTGTTAATTGCCCTCTGTATATTATCCCATACACAGGTGTTCCTATATATCCTAAGTAGGTATCACTCCCCATAGGGTTTAATCCGATACCTACTATATTTCCTACGCTTGCCATATATATTACCTCACCTTCTATATCTTTCTATATTGTATTTTCCAACTAGAAAGATTATGAAATAGTCTTAGCAAATTGCAAACTAACATATCCAATCTTTCCATCATTTAATATTATTTTATACCATCTATTGTCACCATTACATAATCCACCTATGATAGTTTTGTTTTCATCTAGTTTCAATTTACTACCATCTTCCATAGTGGCAATTGTCTTAGTTAGCATATTAGGATTAATTTTTATCTTAATTTTATATTTATGTGACAATTTGATAAATATATCATTCTTTGAAGTTTTAACTTTATCTGATTTATTCGCCTTATCACTTTTCACACTTTTAACACTTTTAACTTTGTCCGGATTTCTGGATTTCATATCATCTATCTTACCTTTGTATTTATTTATGCTAGTCATATGATATCCTCCTTAGTATGATAATCCAGTTATATAATATTGTGCTCCACTAGTATTACTAAATTTTACTCCACCCATTGAAACTCCACTAACTGTTATGCTAGATTCTGCTTCCACAAAGAATACGAAACTGTCAGTAAAATCGAATTCACTTAGCTCAGTTGGTGCAATATTTGCCTTAGATGGTAATATACTAAAAAATAAATCTTGCGTTCCTGCTGTAACATTTATAGAGTTACAAGTTACATTATCATTATCTGTCTTATCCTTAAATATTATTAATTCTTGATTTACAGTAGTTGCACTGAATCTACTTGCTATTGCACTCCCAGTATATTTTAAACTAGAGTATGTTCCATTACTTGCTATTTGTCCGTTAGCCATATTATTTTCCCTCTTTCTCTATCAATCTTCGTATGTGTTATTCACATAATTCCCAACAGTTGCCATTCTTGTATTATTATCCCATGTTACATTTAATCCTAATGCTTCACATATTGCTCTAGCCGGCATAAGGAATCTTCCATCTACTATCATAGGTGGAACATCCATATCTATTGTATACCAATTTTCACCTTCTTGAACATACAATTTAGTATCGTTCTCTCTGAATGACACCTCTTTATTGTTTGCTCTAAATTTCTTATCAGTTACTCCAAATACTTCCATAACTTGTTTGTAATCATGTGGAACATAATAAAAACCCTTATCTGCCACTTTATCTCCCCATGAGTTAGCAATTATCCAATGTAATTTATTATCGATAGTTTTCCAACCTACATAATAACTGCAATGTCCACCTAGGAACTTAGAGTGAGAACTATCAGTTTCTTTTACTATACCGTCGCTAGTTACATTACCTAAGCTTGAAAATAATTTCCAACCTATGACAACTGCACCATTTTCCACTATAGATTGTTTAATTGCATCTATATCTCTTGTACCTATTCTATAATATGATTTGAATCCATTCTCTTTAGCCTTGGGTTTAAGAAATGTTAACTTTTTATCTAATGCTACTTTAACCTCATAATATGTTCCCAATTTATCGAAGTCATTAAATGAGCATGTCCCATATTGTACTGCCATTTTCAAAACTTCTTTTAACACTAACCCTTCACCTTGATAGTCATCATTTTCTCTGACACCATATATAAATCCGGGAGAATATCTCTCATATATCCCAGTTTCTTTATAGTTAAACATAGACATAATACTTGATAGGGTAAATCCGCCACACATTCCAGTATGCCCTTGATTATATATTGGTACCAACTCAGGTGTAATATAATTTGCTTGATTCATTTTTGATTTTATATCCAAATTCCCACTTACCAAGAAATCCTTTGCGTGATAATCTCTTTCATCATAATCAGATGGAATAAGATCGATTGTTTTTATTTTGTCTAAAATTTTATCCATTATTAATTTCTCCTATCTATATGTTCATATATACATATATATATATATATACTACACATTCCTATACATTTCCTGTCATCGCATTGATATCTTTCAATAATTTCTTTAACATCATATTTTCATCTTCTAATTGATTTATTTCATTCTGCAAATTGTCAATGATATCATCCTTATTAATTTCTGGAATATCTAATGTTCCATCTCTATCTACTTCTGCAAAATACTTCTTAATTCCCACAAATACCTTTTTAGCGACTTTTCTTATAAAGTTTATATCTAGCATCATCATAGCCTCCTCATATACATCCATAAACCCACACTCTAATAATACTGCAGGCATATATGTCTCTCTCAACACATGGAAATTGGATGCTTTCACTCCCCTATCTCTCATTGGCTCGCTATTTACATTATGCAAAGGTGATAGTTCTGGTTGAATATAATTTGCTATTTTCTTACCTTGTGTAGACTTATCATGATGATGTGTTTCATATCCACCACCATTAGTGCCCCATTTGCCATCATATGCGTTATAATGAAATGAGATAAACACAGCTTTGTTTCTATTATTTACATTTGATTTATAGTGCCTATTTGCTTTTTCACTTCTCTCTGATAATGAAATATCCTCATCTTGGACTTTGTCATATACCTCTACAATTGTATACCCTTCTGATTTAGCAAACTTTGAAAATTCACTAGCTACTACTCGATTGAACTCAAACTCTCTAATGCTTTCACCTTTGAAAAAACCCTTAGTAAATATAGGTGTTCTCTTGCCACTTGTATCCATTCCATGTCCCGCATCTACATATAATACTCTCATCTCATTCCTCCTAACCACATGTATATACATTTTATTATCCATTTTAATATATCTGACTATATCTGACGGTATCTGGATATAGATATCTGGATACCTATATCTGGATATAGATATCATCGCCTCATACATGGATACCTATATCTGGATATAGATATCATCGCCTCATACATGGATACCTATATCTGGATATAGATATCATCGCCTCATACATACCCAAATACCGTCATTATATCGTTGTCAGACACATTAAAATAGGTTGGAATACAATAACACTACTCCACCTATAAAACGTTTAATTAGGTTAATATAGCACTTGCTATCAATCCTATTATCCATAAAGTAACACTTCCTACCATGATTCCCATGATATTATTTAATAGTTTCTTAGCTTTAATAGCATCCTTAGTTTCCATCTCTCTTAACAATTTTTCGCTACTATCACATATATCTTTTCTGATATTTTCATTTTCATTTTTCATTTCAACTAATTTAATCTCATATTCAGATATTATTTCATCGTACCTGATTCTTTGGTCAGACATATCATCTCTAAGTTTAGATACAACACCATATAATGAGCTCACAACTTCTTTAGTTTCCATTTTAGCTTCAATTCCATCTATCTTTTCTTCATGTAAACTGAGTGTTTCAACTATCTGCTTTGTAGTATTCGCTATCAACGCAACATTGGTACTCATCTCATGGATACTACTTATTAATTTTTCTTGATTATTCAGCCTAGTAGTATTGGATTTAGAACGCGAGTCTATCTCTGCTATTTTTTTAATATGCTCTTTCATTAATGCATCATCTGCCCCGCATATATTAACTACCCTACTTACTTTATTTCCATCTTCCATCTTTTCTTCCATACGCAAATTCTCCCTACACTAATATATTATTGTCTATTATTATTTTATCTCTCTCTCTCTATATATTTCTATAATATCTCCATAATATTCTTACAATATTTAAACGTCATCTAGTAATTCCAACCATTCTTCAAAAGTTAAATCATCTAGATTATCTCTACCTTCTGTTTCTAAAAATTTGCTAATATCCTTTGCCTTCGCTCCACCTATTTGTCCACCAAGAACTCCATCGGCATAGAAAGCCATTCCAGTAATCATTTCACCCCTTAGCTTATATCCTCTGGGATTATTCTCATCTCTTATTAGAAAAATATCTTCATATTTCACAAGAACCCACCCTTCTATTTACTACATTAAATGCCATTTCTCACACTGCATTTTGTTTTATATACTTTGTTAAATACACTATACCATGTGACATTATATGTTGCACCTTCTATTAATCCCTCATAATATGCAGGAATACCATCCATATTAGGTATATGATTATCTTCTTGGCATGTAAAATATGTACTAGAATTATCAAATGCGAATACAACAACAGATGCTATAATAGCTATTAATATGATAATGAAAATTGTATATTCCAATCTGTATGTTGAAAATGAATTGAATATTTGACTTAACATATTATTCACCCTTTCTTAATTTAATTTAATTTAATTTAATTTAATTTAATTTAATTTTGTTTGTTTAATTTGATAATTATATGCAGAGTATCCTATCGTTAGATACTTTTAACTGATGCTATTTCGAACTACCAAACTGCATATATTGTTATTGATATTTGTTATTTGTCACTTGTTATTTAATACCTAGTAATTCTGCTAACTCTGATTGCTCTTCTTTACAATCTATATCAAGTAATTTCTTATCTGATATAGATTGTCTAAGTTCTACTATGCGGAATTGATTAGATTGCTCAAGTTTTTGTGATTCGATAGCAATGGTATCCTCTGTGAATGTACCATCTTCATTATATATCATGCCACATTGTACAGTTGAATCAGATGTAAATATTTCACCATTTACTATAGATTTTCCTGTACGTGTTGCTACTACCTTATTATCTTTATCCAGTGTTATATACATGGATTACCTCCTTTAATTGAATTCTAAAATTTGCCAATGTATCACGCCGTCATTATTTGCATTACCTGTTGTTAATCCTAATGAAGTTGCATTATTTAACCGTCCTCCTCCGTCTGTTGGTGTATAGTATAGTAAACCTCCTGTATTTGTTGAATAAAAACTAGATATTACTATACATTTATCAACATTTACACTAGATATTACAACACTTTCACCACTATTAAGAATTGTTTTATCTCCCTTTTGTAAACTTTTAACATTTTCATATTCTATAACTTGCCAGTATAAATATACGATTCCTGTCGATGCCCCTAATTCAAAGTTTATTGTGTTGGCGTCTACTATTGATGCTTTAAGAGTGACTTGTGCTACTTGTGTAGAAGCACCTATGGTACCAGCTCTATTGAATAAAATTATACTCTTACTTGGGTCTATCTCGGATATTGTTACATTTGTTCCACCAGGACTATTATAATTTGTAGCCGAAACGCCTCCACTTTGTATACTTTTTATTACAGGTAAACACCCTTTCCCATTCATATCATTATCAAACAACATCACCTTACTCTTAAACCCTTGATACACTTGGTCTGTTTCTGGATTAGCCATTTCAAGTATACCATCTATAGTAGCTTGTAAGTCTGTAAAAACAGTAGCTTTAGTTGTCGGTGGGATTGTTTGACCGCTTCCGCCATCATTTATAAAAGTTTCATAAAACTCATTATATACATATTCTCCAGTTTTTACAGTTACATCTTTGCCTTTATCATCTTTTAATATAGCGTTAGTGCCATCATATTGTTGCAACCATGTTATATTGCCTCCACTTTTAGAGGCTAGTAAAAAAGCCGTTGATTTATCCCATATTGTATATATACCTGCTTCCAACTCTGTCGCCTGTTCAGTTAAAGCGTAATCAGTATATAATACTTTGGCTCCATCACCATTTTTATTTATAGTTATATTGCCTGTTATCGCACTAGCTATTTCTAATTGAAATTTACCATCCATATCCACATTTACAACTATGGCATTTGATGTTCCACTCGTAGGTAAAATTGTTTCTAACGATTGATTTATACCATCTACCATTTCAGAATATGTATCTGCATCATATATATAATCCTTTAATTTAGGTGGACTAACATTATATAACAATAGAGCAAGTCCCGCAGATCCTTGATTCTGATAAATCGTCCCCACAGTTGTATAACTAGCTAATGTTCTAGGATTAGTCCATGCTACATCTCCGCTAGTACTCCTACTTGGGTCACTTGATATTCTCTGATATTCTTCCATCTCTTCTATATAAGAATCTGGAAGTGGAATTTTATTTGAAAGTGACATTATTCACCATTCCTTTCTATTTGTTTTATTTCTATATATTTTATTTTTTATTTCTTATACAATATTACACAATTCCCTAAGCTCCCACTTGGACTATGTAATATTACCTCATCACCACTTGATAATGTCTCCCATGTTTTATTTTTAATACTTATAGGTGGATTCGCACTATCTCCATTTATATACACATTACACATTACGTTGGGAGATGCAGTTGGACTAGCTATAATCCCACTCCACTCTTTAGGCATATTTTTAATATGTTTGACCACTATTTTTGTAGCAATGGAATTTACTAATGTTATAAAATTATACTTTGTATCCATATACTATTATCACCTCTTCTCATTCTACAATAATATTGGAGCCGGTGGAGTTAAATCGATATCGAATGTTTCCACTAAATTTATACTCATACTTGAATTGTCAAATGGTATAGTAATAGAATCAATCAAACCTCTCTCACTATCGCTATCTAACCTACTATCAGTTATTTTAGCCACCTTATCTACATCTAAATGATATATAGGAATAGAAGAATATCTACCTGTCGATAACACTTTATTAACACGTTTCATTTCATATTTACATCTCTCTAATGCTAATGTGTTATTGTATATTATATCATCTGATATAACTAGAGTACGCTCAAATCCAATATTAGGAATAGATGTATCACTAGTTAAATCATTATTCGATAGAGATGCACGAACAATGCTTCCATTGATATTATCGCCAATAACCAATATGGTATTATATACTTTACTATAATCATACTGCTTACTTCCACTTTGATAATTAACTTCTTCTATTAAATCACCATCAAAACTCCAGATAGAACCTTTCTCACCATCTGATACATCACGTTCAAATATCAAATATCCATCTACATTATAGTATATATTACAACTAAATGCAAAAGCTATCTCGGTTAACATCTTACCCAATGTATCACCTTCTTCACCTATCATCTGATATGGTAATGTTTCTGCAATCAAACTATTCTCTATTATAGGTGGGTTTGGGTCTTGTGATATTGTCATCAATGTTCTAATGGCAGTTTCTAAATTTGTGCCACTATTTATAATTGTAAGTTGATTCACTTCACCACCTAGACTTCCGTCTAATTGACCAAATTTATCGACCCCATTTATAGTGACACTTCCATCACTGTTTATACTTGGAGTATCTATAACAAATACCCCATTAGATATAAGATAATCCTCTCCACTAATATTGACTCCTAGATATAACTTAACCTTATCTGCTATCCATATACTAGAATCTAAACTAGGGAAAAACAACTTACTCTTATTATCTAATGTTACACTAAATGTACGTCTTACACCATTTTTATTATTTATATTTAGACTACCATCTAATCTTAATTCTGTAATTATTTCTTTATATGGAGTCTCATCTTCTTTTCTAAGAAATTCCAATTTTAATATAGGTTTCCTTATAGTAGATGATTTCATTTCATTTATATAATCTTGAAAGCTAATCATTTAAATCACCTATTTCTGTGTATGCAAATGATATTCTATATATAGTTTCACCTTGACTAGTTAGACTTTGTTTCTTCATTTTAGCAAAATTATTAGTAATTACTCGATAAGTAAACCCTTTAGGAAATTTGATTATTTTCTCTTCTCCATTGTTTATAAAGTCTTCCAAATTGCGTAAAAATTCTATGTCCTGTGTTAATTCTGGTTCAGTTATAGAATTACTATTTGCTAACACTCCAACTGTACCTACTCTATAATTTCTATTACCCTTTAGCATAGTTGGATATTTTCCTCTGGTATCATTTATGCTCACATCTTCCACGGTGCTAATCTCGGAAAGTGACATATCTAGACATAGTGAATATCCAACTTCTGTATCTGGGTCTAGTAAAATAACCTTATTGAAATCTGTATCTAAAGCATCTGACTCAATTGGCTCGCCTAATAAATCTGTTGCTTTGGGTATAAACTGGTATGTGTAATTATCGTTAGATTTTGCTAACCTGTCGATATACACTTTTTCAGAAACGCCTATTTCTGATATCTTGCTAAACTTTGAATCAAATTTTGATTTACGTAAGACTAGCCATGAGGTAATCGGAGTAGGCAAGGAAGTAATATTCCCTGCCTGTAGATTACCATTAAATTTAGCTAGTAAAAATGTTTCCCCATCCCATGTAGGACTTTCTGCAAAATCAAGAGAAGAGATTTCACTCTGTGTCATTACCCTTGATATCCCATGTAAATCATCAAAATATCCACTACCATGTATTCTTACTTTCTGATATGTTGACGGCGTAGGAACTTCTGATATTTGTGTAAATTGATTTTGTGAATTGAAATATGATATGTTGAAAATTGACATTTATAAAGTCCTCCTCTCTTCTCTTGATTGTTATGTTATGTTATGTTATGTTATGTTATGTTATGTTATGTTATGCTATGTTATTTCCTACACTTCTTCTTTAACAGGCTTTAAAGCTTTTAATCTTTTCCATTCCGCAATTGCATCATCATAGCTTAAATATACAACCTCTAAGCCAATAACACCACATGCAGTTTTAAACTTATTAGCCTGTGTTTCATCTACAATAGGTAACAAGTAATGAGTTTCATTAATCTTATCACCATCTTCATCAACTTCAATCATATTTGCACCATCTATTGCATCTAGATTAATAGCACTTGAAGTTGTACCGATTTTATCCCATCCCCATGAACCCATTGTATGCTCTACTACTGGTCTTAATTGATTAGTTACTATGTGCATATACTTTTCTGCTTTTACATTCATAATTTAATACCTCCATATTGTTTGTTAGTTATATTATACCACAACTTACTGTGGCTTTGTATCTAAGAATATTTCATTTAAGTTGAACGTGTTACCTTTGAAAGTTGCTTTTTGGATTATTAATTTTGTGACTGTTAGCGTTCTTTTTATACCTCCAGCTCCGTTTGAGGTAGTACCTGAGTTTGTACTTATAACTAATATTGTATCTGGATCTAATTCTGCCAAATTTCCTGTGGCTCCTTGATACAGTCTATTTATTATACCCCCTATACCCCTATCGTTTGATAGATCCCCAGCAGATGCGCTGTTTATCTGTAGTTTAGTATCTGGATCTAACTCGTATCTTGTGTCGGGAGACCCACTAAGATGGTATAACCTACTACCTATACCGCCTGTTCCGTATAGATTCCCTGTCGGACTTGCTGCATTAGACAAAGGTAATAAAGTATTTAGATCCAGCTCATATATCAAATCTGTGTTAAAATCTGAATGGTATAGTCTGTCAGTAGGATTGGATATACCCCCTACTCCTGATGGAAAAACACTAGGACTTGATACCGTATTAATAGGTAATAGAGTATCTATATCTAATTCGTATATATTATCTATGTTTAAATCACAGTGATATAGCCTATTCTTTACTCCTCCTATATCATAAGGCTGTGAACTTGGTGAGGCTACCGATTTTAATACTACTTTAGTATCTTTATCTATTTCATATAATAGATCGTCAGCATCATTACATCCATATAACGCGTCATCATCCAGTACAGGGTTAACCACCTCAGGTACCCACTTTAAACCGTTAAAAGTTCCTGGCATTATACTACACCTCCCGACACTCTGAAACAGCTATCGTCTGTTAACTCGTACTCTGTCCCGTTAAATTCTACTTTAGTTATCTGGATACCTACTACGCTACCACTTCCTTTAACTCCGCCTATATCTCTAGGCGTAAAAGATAGACTAGAGCTGCTAGCTATTTGTAGCTTAGTATCTGGATCAACCTCAAACAACAGATCTGTATCGTAATTCGCACTATATAACCTAGTTCCAATACCTCCAGCTCCCGCTAAACTTGCCCCCATACCTGCAGCACTCGAAATTTGTAGCTTAGTATCTGGATCTAACTCATACATTAATCCTGTATTATAATCTGCGTGGTAAAGTCTATCCGTCGGATCTGATATACCCCCAACTCCTGCCGGATTAGAGGCCGGAGCTGCCGCACTTGATATTTGTAGCTTAGTATCTGGATCTAATTCATAAATTAAGACTGTAGTTAAATCCGTATGGTACAGTCTACTAGCTATACCTCCCATACCTCTAGAGTTAGATCCTGGTCTAGCTGCGCTTGATATCGGTAAAAGAGTATTTACGTCTAACTCGTATAAAAGAGCTGCACCTATCAAACAATGATACAGCCTATTTTCGGTACCTCCTATCCCGTAAGGGTTTAGGGCCACTGACGGAACGGCATTAACCGCTAATCTTGTATTTACATCAAGTTCGTATATCGTATCGTCTCCATCATCACAGTAAAATAGTCGCCCGAACGTCTCGTCTATTATAAACTTCAGTCCTCCCCACTCGTCTGCCCCCTTAGGAGCTAAGTAAAAAGCCGATACGTCCTCATACACATCAAAGAATCTGCCATCTTGTGATAATTCAGTCACATTTGTTCCATCTGGATTTAATAAATCTTTAGCAGGCTCATTATTTCTAGCTATTGTTATATCACCACCTGTTACCGTAGTCTTTATATCAAGTGTAAATTTCTTATCAGTAGTATTTGGAGTCATAATAGTTATCAATTGTGATATAACCGCAGTAGGTTCTATCGGAGTTAGTGCTTGCGACACTCCATTTGCATTTATTTTCATAGTCGAATCTATAACGTTCATAGTTAAATTCTGATTCACTACCAATGCATCTACAACATCATCTGTACCTTCATTCAACTTTAAACTATAATTCGTTGTATTATTTGCCATATATATTTCTCACCTTCCTTTGTTAATTATTAATCCGTGTATGATATGTCATCTATTGTATCTCCACTATAGCTATCTATTATTCCACTTAAATCTTCTACCTGTGTATATAAAACTTTATATTTAAATAAGGCTACGGTTGGAAGCAACACTATATAGAACAACGTTCCTGCTATATCTATCTGTTTGCTATAATTTACTACACCATTTATATCATAATAAAATCTTCCACCGGTATATCCAAATTTATAAGACATATCACCTAAATCACATATGATACCTTCAAATGAATTTGATATTGGCTTCCATTTAAACTTGACACTAAAATCAAGTGGTATTGCTACGTCAAATTCTACATTGGAACTTGCATCACCTAATTTTAAAACCTCATCTCCAGATGTAAATATGTTATCTGTATAGGAAATGTCGCCCGTTCCAACTCCAGGTATCTGTACAACCTCTGGTCTAGTTAGCGTTATTAAACTAGTATTATTATCTACTTGTGCATCTAATCTCATATCAATTCTAGGACTCGAATATGTCACAACTACACTTTGCAACCCACTATCAAATGGTTGGTTGCCTGTTGTATTACCATAGAGTCTAATATATAAGTTATCACCATTTACAAATCCTTCAAATTCATATGATATATTAAAACTAGTTATCTTACCACTTGATTCTATAAATCGTTGATTACTATCATATAAATCAAAAGTATAGTTATTTACTATATCACCCTCTGCCTGTGCTACTGTAGCTTCAAATGTATATGCCTGTGTAACTATTGGACTATCAAATGTAAATATTAAAACAGGAGTTGTTTTAGCAGTAAATTGAAACTCTCTACTTGTAACACTCTCTGCACCATTCCACACTTCAACAGACCATTTATATGACTCGGTGCTACTATTTGCTATTGTTCCACCAATGATAGTATGATTTAATAATTCCCCATCGCTAAGTGGAGTAGACAAATGGAGTTTTGTAGTGTCGAACAATAATGTATTATCCGACACCTTATATATTTTTATTTGATAATCAGTACATTTAACACCATCTATATTAGAGTTAAATATTTGATTTATACTCATGTCTCTTACTTCATTTTTAGGTGAAGCATTTTGCACTGGAAATATTGTATTCACCATCTTTTCACCTCACCTTTCTATCCTTCAAATATCTTAACTGCTCCCATCATATCTTTTACTAATGTGTCAAGGTCTTTTGCACTAGATTTCACAGTAAGATGATTAATATCTACTTTAGATGTGTTTCCACCAGATGCCTTTGTAGTATTTAGATTAGAATTATTTGATGGGCTAGATGCTATAAGTTTACCTTTGTTCACATTTAATTCCCCACTAGTTTTAAACTCTTTATTTGTTGTAGGTGTATTATTCTTAAATGAATCATCTATAGAACGTTGCATGTTATTGATAACTCTTTGTTGACTTGCTAATTGTGATATCTTAGCATTATACGCATTTACAAACCCACCTAGATTAGATAGTCTATTTGAATACGAGCTGCTTTCTATACCCTGTAATATGCCTGCTAAGTTTCTAGTCATTGATTCAGTTATCTTATTACCATTTTCAACTTCCATATTTATCGTACTTTGGAATGATTCAACTTCAAGTATTCTAAGGTCATAACTATCTGACTCTGCTTGTTTCTGCTTTTCTAATGAGTCTATCTGCTCTTGTAGAACTTTCTCATTTTCAGATTGTACTAAGCTACGTTTAAAGTCATTTATATCACGTTCAGAACTTTCTATATCACGCTCTACATTTCTTAATTCCTCAGGGTTAGTAATATACTCAAATCCAACTTCTGCATCTTTTACAATTCTAGCTTTCTTATTGTTCAATATATTTTGTCTACGTTCACGCAAATCTTGTAAGTTAGCTAGCATACGTTCAAGTTCAATTCTATCTTCAACTTCTGAATTGGTTTCAATTAACTTTTGTAGCTCATCTTCTTTATCACTTATCAAACCGTCATAGTAATCATTAGATGCTTTTTTCAATTCTTCAATTTTATCAATTTGAATATCCAACTCATCATTAATAGCTTTGATAGCATCTTCAATTTCACTCTCAGTAATTGCTTTGCTCGCTTCTTTCGCAGATAATGCCATTTCCATATTTGCTTTTGCATAGTTATAAATATTATTTGTAGCATCTTCTATCGATAGCGACAATTCGTAAGTTTTCTGGATATATTCGTCATACCCTTCTTCGCCACGTTTTATAGATTTGTTCACATTGTCTAATTCGACTTGCTGGTCTATTAATGATTGCTTTAACTTTCCATATAAACCTATTAACTTTGTATTTATCCTCGCCTTTGTTTCATCTCCATCTGTTCTTGACAATAGTTTTTGTTGTATCTGTATTTGGAAATTGATATTGTTAAGAAGTAATTGTAAATCCGTCAAAGCTTTAATCTCTTTTTCAGTGGATGCTGTAGATTTACTAGATGTTTCTAGATTTTTAGCTCTTTGAATATCTACTCCTTCAAGCGATTTTAAAGTATTGTCTAACAATGCCAAATTGTTCTTAGCATTTTGAATCTCGGTTTCCTGTTGTTTCAACCCTCTTAATTTATTTACTAAGGATAATGGTTTTACTAATAAGAATAATGCCTTAGCTTCTTCTTTTATAGCAATGATTCTACTTTTAGCAACTGCTAATTCAACTTCCCACTTCTTTCTTAAATCTGATATTTGGTCGATTATAACCTGTCTAGTTGTAGCCCCATACTGTTCCATGCCTTCTTTTGTCAATTCAGTAACCGAGACAATATCGCTAAACTCTGCTTGGAGCTTTCTAATACTTTCTGCCGATAAATATCCACTCTCTTCTAGTTCTTCCATAGCATTTGACAATAATTGATATCCATCTACTCCATGATTTACGACTCCACTAGTTATACCTTTTAAGTCTGCTAATTGTTGAGCCAGTTTTTCGGCACTAGTCAGTTGTTTATCTAATTCATCGGTAGAGTTAGATATTGATATTCCCCACGCCCTATATGTATCTGTTATCAAATCTAAGGCTTCGTCCGCCTGTGCAATTGCTAATAAATTCTGATTATATCTATCAGTACCTTTGTCCAGTTCTTTATTAGCATCTATCAGATTAATCTTCATTGACAATAAAATAGATTCATATTCTGCCAAATGCTTTGCAGATGTATCTATAACATCGTTTAATTTATCAGAACCTTCTACATATTTTCCCATATTATATGTTATAGTATCTATTGCAAATGAAACCCTTTTACTTTGTTTGTCTATTTCGTCCGCATATTCACTAGATAATAATCTCTTTTCCGCATCATTCAACCTTACAATTGCTTCATACTGAGCTTCTAAAGTTGCTAGATATCTAAGGCTTGATGCATCCAATTCATCTTGTCTGTTTTTTAAATTTGTTATCTTTTCTGACAATGATGTCAATTGAACTTCATAATCTTGAATCTTTGCTACAGTTTCATCTATCCTATTTCCATATATTTCTGTTAGACTAGATATCTGACTTAGAGCTATTATAGCAATTCCTACAGTTCCAAGTAAGGCACTTACACCTACTGTCATAGCAGCGACCGCTAATGTTAAAGTTGCTATAACTCCAGTTACCATAGGTGCTTTGTTGATTATAACATCTAGCATATTTATAAAGCCAATTAATCCATTTAATAGAATCTTCATAGTTTTATTGCTTGTTAACTTTTGTAAAAATTGATTCCATGTTTCTTTTAATTTATTTGTAATACCTTCGAGACTTTCCATATACTTTACATTGGCTCTAGCAACTTCACCAGATGAGTTTAAAGCATCTTTAACTGCTTGTTCCGCAGTATCAAAGTTATCCAACATTGCGATAAGAATATTCTTCTGTCTCTTTCCAGCCATTTTCTCTAGTAATGATTCACGAGTTAAATCATCTAACCCTTTGTATATTTGTGAAAACTCTTTAAATATATCATATACATTTTTAAATGAACCATCTACATTTTGTATTTCTATTCCAACTGCTTTGAAATCTTTAGCTAAAGTGGGGATTGCTTCTCCTTCTTTACCAATACCTCTAATACGAGATGATATTGTTTTGAGAGCAGTTCCAACTTTAGCAGAGTCCTGTATAGCCTCATTAGCACTGGCAATAAGTGCTGCCGATTGTTCTAATGATGCTCCTGCCATTTCTAGTGTATTTGCAGAACGTAAAAACGCTTCACCTATACCTTCTAGATTGATAGCAGTTGTATTTGCTACTCTAAATAATACATCTAATACTCTAGCACTCTCTTCTGCTTCAAGTTTAAATGCTTTAAGTCCAGCTATCAAGAATGTGGTTACTTTTCCTAATTCTGTATCACCAACATTTGCACCTCTTATTGCATTGTATGCTAATGTCATAGAGTCAGATATACTATAACCGGCTCTTGTGAATTCAGTAACTGCATTTATTACTTCTTTTTTCAATTTACCAAGAGATACTGTCATATTGTTTATTTGAATATCTATCTTTGATAATTGGGTAGCAGTAGCTTTAGACACTATACTTAAATTAGTATAAGCTTTGTCTAAATCATACATTAATCCTATCTGTCTACCTATTTGACCAGTTATAGTTTTAAATATAGTTTGTACAATTGTGAATTTTACCATACCTTTAAATACTGTATTGTAGTCTTTTCCCAACCTACTAAGTAAGCTACTTTGAGTTTTCAAGTCTGCATTTGTTTTAGCTTGATTTTTAGCCTCTTTATCCTTTTGGCTTTTTGCTTTTCTATATCTTTTATCACTCTGTCTGTCTAAATCATCTTGTATCTTCTTTGCTTGTTTTAATAATGATGCCTTATCTTCTAGTACTAAACCAACTTTGAGTGTAAGTTTATTTATTTTTCCTGCCACTGATTCTCACCTACTTCCTTATTCTAATGAAGTGCCATATCCTAATTTATACATAGCATCCTTTAGCATTTCAGATACTAGTTTCTTCAACTTCCCACCACTTGTTAATCTAGCCTGTGCTTTCTCTACAAATTTCTTTCCTTCATATTGTATAGCAACTCCTTTATAGTATCCTTTATGTCCATCGTTTAACCAACCTACTATATTCTCACTATTATCAGTTCCATTATTTCCTTGATTAGGATACCATGATGGATATTTACCTCTTGGCTCTATTCCAACTTCAATAAGTCTTCCTGTATTTATCACACCATTTCCATATTTAGTAGTTGTTGCAGTAGCCATTCCACTTAGACCAAATGTATTCTCATAAAAATCATTATGGGACACATCATTATATAATTCTTCTTCTACAGCTCTATCCAATTCTTCTTCTGCTACAGTAGATATTTTATCTTCTATTTTCTTCATAGTAACCGTATTTGTATAATAGTATAATGAATCCAAACTATTGAATATTGGCATATATATCACACCCTTCCTATTTACTATTTATCAATTTACTACTTGAATATATCACCCAATCCATTTTCTTGAAGCTCTAATATTATAAATTCAAATATCTGTTGTATCATTTCATCTGTATGTTTCTTTAAATCGTCTATAAAATCAGATTCAATATCTATAAGTTTAAACCTCTTGTTGAAATCATTTTCATATTCCCCTGATTTAAATACAAAATTAGACATATCAAAACTAGTAAGCCTTCTGATTAATTCTATATATATAAGCTTATATTCCGAAGATTCAAAATCTGGTAATTCACATGAAAGTTCACTTGTCTCCACATCTAATTCAAATGATATATTGGCATTTATAATTTTTCTCAACTCTAAGAAATCTAGATTATCCTTATCGAACTCCATATTTCCATATATATTTTTCACTCTTGGCAAATCATATAATTCTATTTGTATATATTTACTTACATTTATTATTCTTTTTATTGGTAAATCCCATTTAGGAAACATTATATCTACTTCCTGTTTTATCATATCATCCATATCATATCTAAAGTTGCTAAACAATATATCTAATGAAGCTATAAAGCCCGCCTTCCACATTAGATAAAATGTAAATACTGTAATACCTACCATTGATAATCCCATTAATAATTCTCTACTCATTTTAATTCCTCCTTTTGTATATTCCCACTTTCCTACACTATTTGTTTATACTTGCTATCATAATACCGTCATACGCCTGTTTTAAGCTACATTTTAACCCTCTCAGACAAGAGTTATTTACCCTAAAGTGTTGTTGTATCAAAACGTAAATAAAAATAGAAATACGACTAAAAACTAAAAAAAGAGTGAAGGATAGATTGTCTATATATCTATCTATCACTCTAAATTTTTTATAATTCATCGAACAGTTTACTACTCTTTTACTGGAGTATTATACTACTACAGTAATATATTTACCGAACTCACCTTTTTCATTAGGTAGAACTCTAGCCGTTATTTCAGTAACACTATTAGTCGCTCCTGTTAATGCAAGCGATAAAGCACCGTCGCCAACAACTTTATCAAGCTTCCAATATAGATCTGCAACGATTTCATTTGTTGATGGGTCATACGCAATTGTATGAATTGTAATACCATGAACTTTAGGCATATCATTAACTGTAAAAGTTAAAACATCGCCTGTTACTGATGTCTCATATGATACAATACCTGCAGAACCAGCTAAAGAAGCTCCACCTGTCACTGTTACTGTTCCACCAGAATAAGTTGCAGGATAGAATTTACCTTGTGAATCTTGTACTTTTACGATATCATTCAAAGGTGTTCCTGTAATAGCACAAGTCGCATCTGATGAAGATAATACAAACTTAACTGCTTCATAAGTCCAAACATCCTCTGTCCCACTTGCAAAAGTATTTCCACTTGCGTCCTCTAAAAAGTAATCATTCCAAAATCCCGGAGTGAATGTTAATTTCATATCTGGGTTAGTATACATAATTGCAGACAATCCCCAACCTACTCCACATCTAATATCTTCTGAATCAAGAGTCTTTTCAATCCCTGCTGTATTCATACAACCAAAATATCTTGTATCTCCATTTTCAAAATGGTAAAACACATCTGCTGTGCTTTTTACTAATACTTTACCGTTTGCCATAATCAAATTCCTCCATTATTTACCGTTAGCTAAAGGGTTAGTTTTCTTTAGCTCTTCTATACTATTATATTCTTTTTCTTCATCGCCTTTTACTGCTCTAAATGAAGCATCCCAATCTACTATCTTAACACTGTCTTTTGAATCTACCGTCTTATACAAAGTAGTAGTTTCATAACCTTTAACAAGTGTTATTCTATCATATGCAGAATTAAACTGCCTCAGTGTTAAATTATTTATTTCATCTGGGGTTTTTCCGCCACCAATCCCAATCATTAAAGCAGAAAACATTGTATCAAATTCCAACATTCTACTTTTCTTAAAGGCTATATATGAATTTATCCTGTTGTATCTTTCAATTCTAGAATTAGGATTTGCCTCATATAGATGTATTTTGTTAAATTTCAATATAAGCTTCCTAAGATTGTCAAACTCAGTTTGTGTCATCTTCCAGAACGAAATCTCTTCAAAATTGTCTATAAACATACTGAATACTCTTAAATAATTATCTTTCAATCCAAATAAATTAAGCCTAATACAGACAATAAGCTCATTGTTTTCTAAATCTTTAAGCATAGTCTCATGTACAAAATCTGTTTCTGAATAGATATTTTTCAACATGTTTACAATTTCCCAACCTTGTTGTTTTATAAAATCTATCTCATCTCTATACTCTAAAGATTGATAAACTTTCAATGCCTTTATAAATCCATAATCTGTTATGAGAGGATAACCTTGTATCCATTTCTCTTCTTCTAATTCAGTTACAAACAGTTTTGTATCTCTCGTCTTTTCTTCATCCATATTATACTACACCCCTTATTTGCAATCGTAAAACTATATTAGAGCTATCCAGAAGTTGCCATTAATGTAAACTGATAACCCTGATAATCAGAATTAAATGTTACTATATTACCTCTAGTCCCATTATTTGACATTCTCCCTATACCCTTATATACATAAGCATTATTAAATATTCTATAAATTTCATGTCTTAATAAATTCAAAGTTGTCTTTCCAATATCCTTTAATGCAATTATTTTATTATTTGATATTATCTCGACACCTAGTGCAATATCATATACGTTTTGACTTCTAATATTCCAAGCACCATCGAACAATCTAATCTCACTATGGGCTGTAGTGGATATATCACTGTTGAATTTAGTTACTTTTATACGAGTCAATTCATCTCCATCTGCATTAATATTATTCTGTTTTATCATATCATATTTATCTTGTAGTGAAATTGTATTTGATGGATTTGTAAGTGCATCAATTTCTCCATATTTTAATATTTTCCAGAAATCATCACTTGCTTCATCCACCAATATAGATAACATTTCATTTATTAATTCATCGGAGAATTGCAAGTCATTTCCTAATTCACATTTTTTATAATTTGTAGACATTGCACAGATTCCTCCTTATATCATACTTTTAAGTATCAATGGTATCTTAGTTTCTACTAAACTACCATCTTCTATTGCAACTAATTCGCCTGCATAATAGAAGTCTAATGACTCTATTTTTACAGAATTACTAGTCGCAGATATTATGCTAAATTTATTACTGTCTATTCCATCTATTCTAAATGTGAAAGTAGCTCCAGTGTCTATATCATTTATATATTCATATACAGAGATGTCTTTTGTCAACCCTTTAGGTATTGCAACTTCATCCTTGTAAGAGAAATAAACACCATTCTTACCTAACGTTCCATCCGTTTTAATCGTGTAATTATTTACTGCAATTCCACTATTAAAATCATCACCTTTTAAAATCTGAGTAGCTTCCATAGTCAGTTGTAAGATTCCATGTTTTGTAAAATTATCCATAACAGTTATTTTATAAGGTTTAAAAAATCCTAATATAAACCTTTGATTTTCAAATAACTCTTTTGTACTATCATTAAACTGAACCCATATCTGTTTTCTATTTTCACTAATCGGAATAGTGTAGTTATTATCTTGTGAACCCATACCATTTTTTACAATATAATATGGTATACTATGGAGATTTCCATATGAATCATTCCACAATAAACTATCTTCCATCTTTTGTAATTTTCCAAAGTCTGATATTGTACTATGATTATCTTGTTCAACTACTAAATAATCACAACCATCATCGGTATAATGTATTATACATCCCTTCTTAATAGAGTAGTTAGGATGCAACACAAACTTCCTCTCACCGTCAGACTTTGTTGTAAAGATATGAAATGGGTATTTTTCTGTAGATAATACACCTTCTATAGTTACGTAGTATTCACCATAAGCTTCTGACCTATCAAAACTTCTTAAAATTAATTTATTTTCCCTCGTTTCAAATCTATCCCTATAGCCACCTGTACCTGTTTGATTGTATACACTCAATTATTACCCACCCCCAACTTTCTCAATATATATTATTCTAGCTCTTTCATGATTCTACTGATTATCTCAACTGAATCTAAAACTATTTTCTTCCTAACATTGTAGTCTGTCACTTTTTTAATGCCATTTAACTTCATAACGACATCTGTTAATTTGTTTCCATTTTTAGTATTAGAATAATACCTCTTGCTACCATCTACTTCGATAATTATTTTTTCTATAAATTTTTCTATATTAAAGAAAGCTTCATCATCTTTTGCATTTTTAGTTAAATCTAAAACACTAAATAATTTGGTAATAAGAGTATTTCCATATTTTACTAGCTCATAATTTTCCATCAAATATTTCTCCTATTTTAGAAAAGAAATTATATCCATTACAGATTGTTTTACTGCTGTTACACCTGCTTGCATGTCTGCGTATTTAGACAAGCCCTCAAGAGCCTTTATCCTATTAGCAGGAGAGAATCTCTTATATTCCAATGTAGTAAAATTTGTCTCAAACAATTCTTGATTATTCATATAAGGTTTTATCCATGCTTTTACCATAAATCCAGCTAGCACACTCTGCTCCAACTCTGTCAATTCAAAATTGAATGTTAATAATAAATCATCTCTATCTTGTAAGTTAGAAGTGCATACAAAATATGAAATTATAGCCTCTTTCAACAGTTTAACTTCTATCTCTGTCTTGTTTGTTGGGATTAAATCATGAAGGTCATAATCAGTTATCATCCCCTCAAATCTTTCGAAAACTACAGAATATTCCGTATTCATAATATATACACCTCTTTCCTATTATATTACTTATGTTTAGATATCAAAATCCAGTTCGATTCCTAATTTCTCGGCTATCATTTTAGTTTTGAAATAGTCAAGCTTTTCTTTATTTTTAATTTTACTGAACAATATTTGAGTCACGATTCCAATTGTAGCTTTACTTGCTCCGTCTATGAATTTTAAAATATCATTCACATCGCCATTTAATAATTCTACGACATCTTCAAGTTTGCCCATCTTTTCATAAACTTTTTCAAGTCCAAGCTCTCTTATGGCATCTTCATCTAGAATATAAAGCATTTCCTCAAATATCTTAGTCCCCTTCTTTTTTCTGCTTACTAACGTTCCATATCTTACAGGCTCTACTGCAAGAAATTTATTGAATTCAGTTACATCAAAAGGTTTCTCCTCATTTATAACAATAGTAGTTCCCGATTGCATACTTGCAACTTGAACCATATCATCATCGTCAAATGTTTTCTGAGTAGTTTTGATAGTACCTGTAGATTTTGCAATTTCTATCTTGTTCATCAATTTCTCTTCTGTTGTAGCTGTAACATTCTCAACTACTTTTTTAACCTCTGCCTTTTTCTTAACAGGTGGTTTCTTTTTAGCTTGCGATTTTCCTTTTACTGATGTTTTACTTTTTTCTGCCATTTGCTTTCTCTCCCATCTATAATTATTCCCTCATGTATATGTACTTGTCTATGTATCTATCTAAAAAATACTAATAGTCGAGATGCCCAGTTTGACACCTCGACTTTAAATTGTAAATCTTTGATGTTTCTATTTATTTCTTCTAATTTGGATTACGAAGCCCAAGTTAATTTACCATATTTTGCACCAGTAACAACTGAAACTCCAACTTCTCTGTAGAACATATGCTCGATTGAGAAGTCCGCATTGTCTCCAATATTATTTGAAGTAACAATTGGCTTACCTTCTTGAACAATCTTAACAATTGAACCTAAATCTGCTGGGATAATCATAACCTGCTTATTAGATAATAAGAAGTTATAAGTAGATTTAATGTGCATTTGGTCTAACGCTACTAAAGTATAACCTTCTGCAGATTTATAAATTCCACTCTCGTACATATCTTTATTTGCTTGCTCAGTTGAAACAATAGGAGTAAACTTTCTTAAAGATTGTCTAGATCCTACAATTACTACATTAGAGTCCATATTCTCTGCTTGTACATGGTCAACTAATTCATATGCTTTTTCAATATCAAAAGGACCTGCAATATTTACATTAAATGCAGAGTTTCCGCCTACAGGAGTGGAATTATAGAAAGCTAAATAAGTTAATTCTCTAATATGCTTAATGTAAGAATCAGACATTTTAGTTAACATTTTAGACCAGTTAATTCTTCCCGCTAAAAATTGCTTGAAAGGAGCGTAGATTTTGATAGAACATGCTTCCGTTGGAACAACTAATCTGCCATCTACTAATCTTTGTCTACGTGTATTTCCATTTCCTTTTGCTACAGTTACAATATCATATAAGTCTACGTTCTCGATAAAGAACTCATTAACGTCGCCCCATTCTGTGTCAATAACTTCTGCAAAAGGTAATGCTTTAGCTAAATTATCAGAAGAAACATCTCCTAATGCGACACCTACGAATTTATAGAATAATCCCTTGTTTGGCGATGCTTGAATGTCTAAGAAATCTGGTTTTTCAACACCAAATAATTCTGACATTTTGTCTCTAAGTTTGCTCTCCATATCTTCGCCAGAGAACTTAGTTGATTGACCTTTTGAAACTAAAGTAAGCTCTTCGATAAGACCTTGAATTTCTAAAATATTTTCGTTCATAATATTCCTCCACTGTGTGTTTAATTAAATTGTTAGTTAGTTATAAATTATTTTCGTACAACATTCTGTGACTATGCGAATTCTACGATCGCTCTAGTAGCAGGGTTTGATTCATATCCAATAGTTTTATTTACATCAACTACTCTAAAATACGCTTTTCCTACAACAGAAGCATTAGCTTTTAATATTAAAGAATTGTTTTGAATTACTAAAAATTGTCCCGCTACCGCAGTTCCTGTGATTAAAGTGTTATCAAATAAAACTTGATCTCCCTCCGTTAAGATGTAAGCTGGAGCGGGAGTATCCGCATCTATTACAAATTCTTCAATGCTCTTTCTCTCGTCTGCCATAGTTTCATCTGCATAGATTAATACCATTTTCTTTGAATCGAAGTTTGCAGTTAATGGAACTTCAACTTCGAACACATCGTCCTTTAATTTTGCACCTAAAAATGCAACATTACCATTCTTCATTTCTTCATCGTGTTGAATATTTTTGATGTTTCCGTTGTAAATTGCTTGACAAATTTCTAAATTAATCATTGACATAAGTTCATTCCTCCGTTATGTTCTATATTTTATATATATTATTTATCAGATAAAAATAGATTATCTAATTTATGCGACTTTGCTTTTGGCTCTTGATTTGGTATAAAGTCATCTTTGATTGGATTCTCTTTCGCTACAGAGAATTTTAAATTCTTTCTACCAATCATTTTAATAACTTCTTCTTCAAGTGTTTCGATTGTAAAGTCTGTGATTTTATCAATTAAAGTTTCTTTTTCAACCTCGTCTAAATTCTCAATTTTAGAGACATAGTCTAATTTATCTTTCTTTAATGATTCACTCTCAAAACTTGCCAATCTTTTTAACTCGGTATCTTTTTCTTCAATTTTAGCTTCATAGTCAGCCTTAATCTTGACAATTTTAGTCTCATATTCTGTTGAGACCTCTACTTTAGCATTTTCTATCTCTTTGATACTTTTTTCATAAATAGTCTTGGCAACTTCATCAACTGCAAAATTTGTAGATGTTCCCTCTTCTATTCTAACAGGTTGCCATAGTATCGCAAATTTACTATTGATATCGATTTTATATCTATCTCCATCTTCTGTAAAAGTAAATCCGTAAGTCATATAATCTGAATAATCAATAACATAAACTTCCTTCATTTCAAAATCAACATCTTTAAAACTATATCTTGATTCAGAATAATATCTATCTTCTAAGACTTCTAATTCTTCTACATCTTTTTTTAACAGACGTTGCTTTGCTCCAATAGTTAATGCAAATTGTACCTCGTTTTCTTTTTTAAGAATTTCTTCTAAATTATCTTTAGTCTCATAAGTATCAAGCTTGCCTTTGATTTCCTCAACAAACTCAGTAGAAACATATTGATAATTCTTAAGAATTTCTTCTAAAGTTTTAATATCCAATAAGGTATCTCCTCTCTCGTTATTTTGAGTAAACTTATTAGCATACTCGATTTCTTCCAACACTGATTGCAAATTATTTCTTGTAAATTGAGTTTTCTCAATAAGCCCTCCGACCATAGCCGGTATTGATGAATCCCCAAGGATACACAATGCTTCAAATTTGGCAGATGTAACTTTAAATATCTTTTCAACTGAGTCAAATTCACCTTCGAAACTATCTAATTCAAGTTCCATGCTTTGACCCTTTTGGATATCGTTGTCAAATATTTCTTTAGCATTTCCAAATTTGTTCATGATTACACCATCGCATACTAAATACTCTCGCTCGACCCCATCTACTTCAATGAATTCAAACCTAGCATTATTAGACTCTGGAATAACTCCATACATTCTACCTAAATACTCTGTAGATATACCATTTTCTGTAATTATATATCTTTCTTCATGTGCTTTAAAATCTTTTGTATTATCATCATTTACCATGATAAATCCTACAATTGGCACATTTGATAAACTAGGTATCATATTTTCTAAAACTTCTTTACTGAAATCAGATTTATTTAAATTTACTCCTGTATGAGCTATAACAGCCCTAACCTTCGTAAATCTTGCATCTGTATCATCATCTGTATCATCATCACTCTCTTGTTCAAATTTTTCAAATTTAACAATTTTAAAACTAGTGAGTTTCTGTAAGTCTTTTATTTTCAAAAGAACACACTCCTATCAACCTAAAGGTTTCTATCTCTGGATTTTCTTCCATCTTCGCTTAATTTAGATTCGATCTTTTTATCACCGACTTCTCCACTATCTGTATTTGCATCTCCCACATGGCTAGATTGGAATGGAATCATACTTTCTTTAATATTAAGCTTATCTAATATTCTACCAGAATTTATCATACTCAACTGGCTTCTACCCATAACTGCATTAACTTCGAATTCAGTATTAAAGCCAAACTGACCTGCTTTCAAATATCTTTCAAATAGTACATCTGAGTTGTAATGTGTATGATTTAAGAATTTTAAATTGTATTTATAAGTTTCTTTATTATATAAAAATAATCTCTTTCTCATAAACTTCTCATATTGCCTTAATACTTTGAACATCATATTTTCATCAACTTGAATATTCTTATCCAATCCTGTTGCACTTGTAGATGAGCCATTAAACAGTAATTGAGACGTTCCAGATTGTGTTAACACATTTGTTAATTGTTTCTTAACTATCCCATCTTCTGCTGTTCCTATTCCATTTTTTAATGTTATAGCTTGGACTTCCATAGGACTTGTAAATATACCAACACCCGGAGGAGCAGTACTTTCTAAGTTTTCATGGAATTGTTTTAAATATCCACCACTCAATGTGAATGAGTCAATCTGACCACTCTCTGTTTCCATGATGGCTTTCTGATGTAATAGTTTATAATTGTCAGATACTGCACCAACTACTTCTACATCTTTTAACTCTGCTAATCTAATTAAATCTACAAACATTCCACTAAAGAAGGGTAATACAAAATCTACGCTTTCATCAAATTTAAATGCAATAGCCTTTTCACCATTTAATTCAAATACCATATTATTTCCAGCCAGAGATTCATTTAATGACTTCTTTCTACTTTTGGAACTTTTACCTGCTTTATTTCTAGTATCTCTTATTGAATTGTATCTACTTGCAAACTCTACTGGAAACTTATCCAACTCTGCCGGATACAAATCAAAGTAACTATAATCAAAACCAACTCTATATGTTTCAAATCTATCCTTACCTATTATTCTACAATATTCAGTAGGGAGTTTTTTCCATATATAATTCTTACCACTATTGTCAGATACTTCATATGCAAAATACACATCATCTCTGACTAGGATTTTAGTAGCTATTGCAAGCTTGCTGTTTAACGCATAATTTTCTACAAATTTAATATTTTTAATATAATCATCCATATCAAAACTATCATCTACAACATTGCTACATTCTAATACATTTGAATATGTAAGCATATTGCTCTTATATTCTATTATACCTTTGTACTCTTGTGTCTTTATATAGAAATACAAACTCATCCTGGTTAATTCATCTTTAAACTTATAAGGTGAATCCATAATAGCATTTATTGTTTTTGATGTATACTTCCTACGCATTACAGTAGATGTTATATTGCCATATATTCCATTTATAAAAGTATCCATGTTAAATATATTTTTCCTATTGCTATTCACTGAAAAGGAAGCGTCGAAACTTTGATTAACTGCTTTATGTAGCTTGCTAACATTATCTCTTATTTGTTCTTCTGTTAATCCGTCTGAAATTGGCGAATTTTTATAATCATTGTACAAATAAGATATAGATTTGTTATCAAACTTTTCACCATCTTCTTTGCTGTTATTTTTGTCCTTGTTCAAATTATCTCACACCTTTCTTTTGAATATCAATCACTTCTTTCTTGTGCTACACAAGTTTAGTATTGTACTATCTTTCTTCCTTCTTCTTTTACCTTTGGTCATCTTATCGTTTTCTCTAAGACCATGTAAATGATGGGCAAACATTAACAATGTGTAAAATCTGTCATCATGGAAATCTTTCCCTAGTGATTTATCGAGTTGGTATATATAATTCCCTGCATTTGTTTTATATTTATGTATAGATTTACATTCTATCTTTGCAAGGTCTATATTAATTAAAGCCAATTGCTCTTCCTCTGTCAGATACCTTCTTGTTAATTCAGTCATTTCCTCAGATACACCGTCTTCATCTTCTACAAATACACCAGTTGGTTTCTCGACATCTATATATCCACTTCCATTATACAATTTTGGAAATCTAATTAATCCCAAGTCTAACAAATCTATAAGCTCTTGAACCATTGTATTTCTCCATTTTTGTGGTGAAATCATTTCAAGCATTGGATATGCGTTTGGATAATCCTTCATTTTCTCTTCGAAATAAACCTTATCTATTACACCCCTATGTCTTTTTCCGACTTTATCTCTAAAATCTAGCATAAGTGTTCCTGCATATAAGAGTCCACCTCCACCTGTTCCACTGTCTATCAAGAGTTTCTGTATATTTTCATATTCTACATCTGAGTTGTTGTAAGCAATTAAATAATGTCTCAATCTTTCGATTTGGTCTTGGTATAACATTTGACGATTCTTCTTAGATGTATCTTTTAAATCTTTGAAGTTAGTCATATTTGCAACATTTCCAATCCAACCCAATTTCTCATCATAATCGAATCTACCTATTGTTAAGATAGAGTTATCCGCAGATTGTGCAGGGTCATAGAACATTGCATACTTGCCATTTTTAACAGGAGAAATATCTGGAAATAAAAATGTAGAATTTCTCTCTATCATGAATGATTTTATTATTTGATCTTCACTCTCATTTGCCCACACGTTGAAATACTCTTGTTTAGCCTTTTCTGGATTTGTAGCCATATCTGCATCCACTACAGATTTCTCTAAAAGTGGAGCATATTTTTTTCCATTCATATATGGTGCTAATGGAGTATCAATCTTTATATCTAAACAGAAATGATTTTTACTGCCAGCTGCCATATACATCCAATTATATCTATACTTTCTATAGAAATAAGATTCTTGACTGCTTACAGATGATATCATTAAGTTTCTGTTTGGCTTATTTTTTCTTGCACCACGTGGTTCGAAGAATTCATCATCTCCACCTGTCTTAAATGAAGAGTTGGTATTAAGGAATGGGTTCACTGTCTGAAATATACTATCATCTATGAAACCAGCCTCATCACCTACACTAAATGTGCTACGTTGACCTCTAGCATTTTGAGTACTAGATCCACCACCTGTGTTAAGAGTTTGCACTACTGAGTTATTTCCAACTAATTTAAATTTATATCCACTTGAACCATGTGTGAATCCACTTACATTTTGAGGAGATGTTTTTATCTCTTTTGCAAACAAATCCGGCAATGTTCCAAATTTAGACTCCAGTTCTCCTAGTGCTAACTGCTCTATATAAGTGAACAATTTTTTAGAGGCTAGACCAGATGTAGCATATATCCATTCTTCTTCGTTTGGATACAACAGACTATTAATCATCAGTAAAATTGCAGAAAGTAATGATTTTCCGGCATTTCTACAAAACGCTAATGTTGCATGCTCAGATTTCATTACCATTTCAACTGTTAAAACTTGAAAGTCTAAAAGTTGTATCCCTAACAATTCTTTAACTGCGATAGATGGGTTTCTACGATAAAATCTTATGGTTCTAGAATTATCATAATAATTTTTATATTGATTCTCCGTTAAGAGTTCCATCGTTATCTCTCTACTCATCTAAAAGTTCACCACCTAGATTTATAACTAATTTTTTATATTTTTTTAACTCTTTGGCTAATTCAGTTGCCTCTGTATACTTTCTAGTAATTTCACTATCTTTTGAATCTATTAATTCTCTCTGAATTTTAAATAATTCTTTCATATCATCATCTGAAAAGTTAATTGCAGACATAATCGACTCATTAGATATGTCAAATAGTTGTCTGAATCTTTTACTTTCTCTCTCACTAAAAAAGTCTACCTCTGCATCTTCAAATCCTAATTTAGAATATTTCTGCATCATTTGAGTAAGCCTTGTTCCAGCTTGTGAAGTTTCAGTTAACCATTTATTATCCTTTGTTAAACTAGCAAGGTTTGATATCAGTTTATTTTTACTCCCTTGGATAGAACCTACTAATGTTTGATTCTTTTCAAGTGCAAGTAAATCATAAGTTAATAATGAAAGATATCTATTGTATCTAGATAATTCACTATTTATAGAAATGATATTCATTACAACTGATAATCTATACTGTGAATTTAATATAGAATCATCTTCCAAGTATGGTACTAATGCTCTATATAATTCTCCCAACTCTCGCTTTGATAATTTTGTAAATCCATCAAATGGGTCATTGCCTAAAAGTTTAATTATATCCTCTCTAGCTCTCTTTTCTGCTCTAGAAAGTTTATCCTTCTTTTTCTCTTCTAATGCTAGTTCATCATTTATTAATGAAACAGAACTATCTATATCAAAATTAACAGGGTCAGAATGTTCAAAAAGAGTTAGTTCTTGTCTCTCATTACGAAGAGTCGAGTTAAATACTGCTAAATAATATCCAACCATTGAGGCAGGGTTATTTGCATCTACTCTCTTCTTTGCACCTTGATATAAAGTTAGATAAAATGCAACATCTAACCTTTGTAAAGTATGATATAAAGCCTTCATATCATTTTCAAATCTAGTTAAGTAATCCAGATATATCTTTCTAATACATGTCTTACACACTGGAATAAATCCAATGCCAGAAAAAATAGATTTCTCTGAACACTTACTATATCTTTTATTTCCAACAGAATATGATTTACCACATTTTGTACAAGTTAGATTTCTCTCGCCTGTATTTGTAACTTTTGAATCATATATAGCTTTCTTTCTAGCTTCCTCTTCTTTTTTCTTCTCTTTAGCTTCTTTTCGCTTTTTACTTTCTCGGACTTCCTTTTCAACTAAAACTATCTCAGTCGATGAAATCTCTTCCTCTGTAGGTTTCTTTCTAGCCACAGTAACCCTCCCTATCCTATTCTACTTCTAATTATTTTGTTTCTTCCCATTTTATTGCTAACCACTATTATTATTTCTAATTATCTCTAATTAAAAGTTTCATTAAAAAACACATTAGATATAATGCAACTAATGTGTTTGAAATAATACTTTTATTATTAATTTATTAATCTTTGAATATTAAAACCCGATCTGATTAAGCCTACCATTAACTATTAGATTATTGCTTTTCATATCTATATCTGATTGATTATTAATTTCTACTATACTCTCTTTGAATCCATTTTTAGAATTAGTTTTAGATTGTTTTATTCTATCATCTAAGAATTCACCAAAATAAGGACAAGTACTCTCATCTAATATTCAACTTTCACAATCCTCGATACATTCAAATTCATTTTCTTCCTGTAAGTCATATCCAACTGCAGGAGCTTTTTCATTTTTTGTATATGACTCTAAATCATATCCTTGATTACTAGACCAAACTTGATACCTAGTAGTCTTGTATCGTATGCTTAGAATCGACAATAGTCTGAACCCATGCTAAACCACTCTGAATGAAAGGAATCGCTATCAAGCCTATGGATACACCTATTAATAGTGTAATTGTGTTGTATGATAGTATATTAGTCATGATTACACATCCTTATGAGTTCTGTAAATTTATTTCAAACGGAACAACATCTCCATTCTTTCTAAATATAATAACACCTTGTGATGCATCGGCAGTAGATTTAACTTTAGTTTTACCATATTCATTAGAACCTTGCAATCCACCAGAGTACATTTCAAACGTATCACGATTCCTGCGGATTATTATTCCATGATGTAGATGACCAAATACTATTATATCATATTGTGTATTATCAGTACCGTTGTACTTTTCGATTTTCTTCTCATCACCTTTTGAATCCAAGTGTCCATGTTGGTATCTTAAAGTTTTATTAAATATTTGCTCAACTTGATATAATCCAAAATCTTCCGATTCTAATATTTTTATATTATCAAATTTATCTATTCCATTCTCTTTTGCAAATTGTAATAATTCATAGATATTTTTCATAACAACATATACTGCATTATCTCTTCCGACAGATTTTGATTTTTCACCAACTAGTCTATCATGGTTACCCAGAACCCCTCCAAGTGAGATATTGCAATGCTTTGCAAGCTTTAATACAAATTGTAATATCAACTTTTGAACTGCTACTAGCTGCTCAGATAGTGTTAATTCTAAATCATATTGTTGATTCAACCTCATATTACTTCCTTCGATTATATCTCCTAATATTGTAATAGATATCTCTGTGCAATTTTCAAGTTTTGCAGTTTCTAGCAATTTATCTGCATATCTATTTAATCTTCTTTTAGCTACATTTAAATTATATATATTATAATCCTCATCTATACTAACTCCAATATGCAAGTCTGATAAAAAACATTTTAAAATAGTTCCATTTTCATTATCTGATATTGGTTCAAATTCATCAAATTCTGGAATCTTTATTTCACCACTTTTTAAAAGATTTTTATATTGTTCGGTTAGTAGTACATATGGTGTAACATCTCTCACCAACTTTGACAAATCCAATCTTTCAAGTTGCATCTCTCGCTTTTTTATATTATATTCGCCAAGAATATCTTCAAACTTGCTTAGATGAGTTTTTGGCATCAATGTTTTTATTCCACCATTCGACTCTGTCTCACTGATAGTATCAGCCGTCTCTTCTAATCTTTTTTTGTATCCATCATCATATCCTTCAAGATATTTTCTAGTATTTTTTCTATGAGCAGACTCGTCTTTAGAGTTTTCTGGATATTCTTGATTTATAATAAAGCCAACAACATCATTTTTTAGATTCCAAGCATCTTGGTTTCTATATATTCTTATACAGAATTCATCATACGTCTCCCCTTCTAGCTTTGCATACTTCTCTTTTTCCATTTTTATTCCTCCATTTTTATTGCACTCATTTTACTATTTACAATGTTATTATTATATTTTATTTAGTACAAGAAATGCACTATAAAACAACCATTCACACTTTTTGCAAATAGTTGTTTTAACTATATTTCTTTTTATATCATCTGAGATTTAAGATATAAACACACCAATTTATATTAGGCGTATTTACTACTTTTGAAGTCGCCATACTGTGGTAATGGCAAACCGGTTGATATAATATCACCCTCTACTATGGCTAGAGTTTTCTCCATGTTATCGTTCCTACTATGGCTAGGATTCTCCAATTTGACTTTCAACTGAATAGTATTCGAACCGCTATCCTCGGGTAATGATTAAAAACACCCATAATCCAACAAATGGGTTTATCGTTCCCTACTATGGCTAGGATTCTCCATCTTAAATCTCAACAATAAACGATATTGATAACATAACAGGTAGTATTAGGCTAGCGTTATAGACTAGAATCACTTCCTGCTATGAAATTTATAATACAATAGACTGACCCAGTTTAGGTATTGTTACTTTTGCATTTGGGAATGATTTTCCTAACATTTTGGCAAAACCCAAACATTGTGAGTCATCGCCATGTTGTACTATTATATTTTTAACTTTTTTCTTTTCCACTGTAGATAATGATTCAATTATCTCAATACCACTCGCATGAGAGGAAAGTCCAGTGAACATATCGGTCTTAGCTCTAATTATAATAGTTTCTTTTATTCCATCTCTATACGTTATAATTTGTTTTTGTTTATTATTGATTATTAATGAACCTTCTGTTCCGTCTGCCAAAAATCCTGTAAAGCTAACTTTATTCTTTCTAGACTTCAATATAGTTGGCAATACCAGATTATTTACTCCATGCGTCGACATTCCACTTGAAGCCAATATAATCATCGACTCATCTTTATTTATAATTCTTTCGACATCTTTAAACTCGCTAATCATTGTAATTTGACTCCAATTAAATAAATCCATTTCAGATCTCCACTCATCATCATAAAATTCTTCACCTAGACTTATTTCTCGATGTATTTTACACATCAACGGTGACATCGCATATATCTTGATTTTCTTTAATTCTGGATATTTCTCAAATGTCTTTTTTAAATATAACATTACATTAGTACTTCTTGCAAAACTAAAGACTGGTAATAAATACTTTCCATTCTTATCGATACAAGTTTCCACTATATTATCATGTAATTGCTCTATCATTTCATCTACACTTTTAGGCTTAACATAATTATCACCATAAGTAGACTCTAAAACTATATCAGTAAATTTATAATTTTTATCAGACAAATCTAATTTTTTAGTATATGGCATATATCTATCACAAGATGTATCTCCACCAAATAATAATCGCTTAATATCATACCCATCTTTCACTTCCAATATAATAGAAGCGGAGCCTGATACGTGTCCATTTGGTATGAATTTAAATTTAATATATTCATTGATTATTATCCATTTATCATATCCATATCCACGAATCATACTAGACATTTGTTCTTTAGTTTTTTCATTCATAAATGGGAATACATGTTGATGTTTCTTATTATGTTTATTTAACATCTCGATTGTTTTAAGATGTAGCTTTACTGAATCATCTATTATATGTTTTGATATATTCATAGTTAGTTCAGTCATATGTATTACTCCATCAAATTGTAATCTTGGTAATTGACTAAGATTTCCTACATGGTCTATCACAGATGGGCATGTGTAATTAATACATGCCCAATATCCTCCATATCTCTAGTTAATCTATTCATCTCTATTAATTGTTTTGCTTTTGCATTTTTCTGCAACATGCCACAATCTATTAATATTTTGTTTTCTACACCGCCAACTTTTATACTTAATAATGTGGCAGAGCCAGTAACTTCGACATCTGCTAATAATTTCTGGTATTTAATTTGTATTTTATTTTGACTCTTGCCCAATATCACACATCCTTAGTGCTGCAATAGTTAATTATATTACCCTAATTTATATTCTCTATCTATATATTTAGCCCATTCAGATTTTTCATTCAATCTATGATTAAGCAAATATAAAACTTTGTAATTCATTTCATGTTTTCCTTTTAGCATCTTTTTAAGATACTTTAATTTTAAATTATGCTCTTTTGCAAATCTTGGTATGTTTAAATTTTGTCTACGAATTTTCGCATTTAACTCCTCTAACTCGAATATTCCGATTCTTCTTTTGAAATTATTGCATACTCCTGTTCCTACAAATAAATTCTTGCAGTCAAACAAACACTGGCTACACATCTCATCCATCTGTCATCTCTCGCTTTCTTAAAGTGATTTGAAAAATAATAATGCCCCATACAATTAATTAAAAGGAGTTTTGCTAAAAAAGTTAGTTTTAAAATAACCTAAAGGAGGTCGCAAAATTATTGTATGGGGCGAAAAATAGTAAGTTAATTATAGAGTGTGTGGCTACTAACAAACCTTGTAGCAGTTTGAGTACTCTGCTCTCTCTGTGGTTTCACCCATTAGAATTCATACAATTTCTTCTCCAAGCAAATTATATGTGCATGCTCCAATTTCCACACTCTCTCTATTAAAGGTTGTTACGAGCCGTTGCAATTGCTATATTATTACTGTATATTCGACCATTTTTTTCATATTTTTACTTATTTTTACCAATTTTATACCATATATTGTTTAATCGCACATCTCAAATCTATATCTAGTGGGTAAACGAATCCAATAATCCCAATCTATTTATATGGTATATCGCATTTAAATATGTTAACGCAACAGAATTTCCATCATATTTTCCTCTAGCATCTTCTGTTAAAAGCCTCTTTACTATATATCCAACTGTTTCATCCGTTAATTTATATTTGGACAATTTAGTCTTCATCTCATATATAGAATCTTCTAACATACTTACCCTTATTTTTTTAGCATCTTCCCTCGTTAGCAGTATCAAGTTCTTATTATGAGTGGCAAATGCAACTTTTATACTATTCGAAAATTTATCTATAACTATAGTCACTCTGTCCATCTGTCTCTTATCCTTCTTGGTTGATACTGTCTTTTTTGAATTAAGTATAAACACCATGTCAACAGGTTTTGTCTTACTTTTCACTCTATCTATTTTGCTCATTATATCAAACAAATAATCCATAGAAGTGTCGAACCTTTTTAAATTCCCCTTCTTTATTTTTGATTGACTTACAAATGTGAAAAAGTTTGGTTTAATTCCTCCTAAATTCAATACTTCATTGGTAGCCTTAATCTGACTTGCAAAGTCTACATCATACATTTTCTTCGCTAAGTCAATTGCTATCTCGGAAAGTATAGTGCATATATCAACTTGTCTTAGTATCTCTTTAGCTCTATCACCATCTCCATTGTTATACACTTCATCCCAATAACTAGACATTGCTAACTGCCCTAGGTTTACAACTTGACCTATTACTGATTGAGATTTAGATAATACATTGTCTATTTTAGCCATATTATATGTCGATACTTTGTAATTGTTTTTCTTTCCAGATACTTCATTATCACATACATTATACATGCCATAGCACCTTCTTGTTACTGATAACATTTGCTTATTGTCAAATACTACAACAGTGTCTGAGTCTACATCCTGTCCAGATAATATCCGATTTATCTCTATTTTTATTGCATTTGTATATATTATATTATCAGTGCTATTCATATATTTATTAATAAACATACTCATAATATTTTCAAGTATTAATCCATTACTAGGAGATGTATTCGGATTCCTAAATACTGAATATTCTCCCCCATAATCATGTAGTGTAAAATGAGCTTGATTACCAATTAATTCCATATGGTCTTTCCATCTGTCATAATCCAATATATTATCATCGTGAGGTAATAATCCTATGGTATGATATAACATTTCTTTAGGATTCTGACATATCGTACAATAATCACCTTTTATTCTAACCTTACCTTTTCTGACTAAATTAAGATGGTTATTAATATCTTTCCCACGTTTATTCTTAAATTGCTTCGTGTTCACTATATTTTTATTCACAGTGTAAATATCTATCAACATATTATTAGAGTTCATCGCATTTGCATTCTCATTTAAATAATCTAAATATACATTGTCGTCATTTTTTAATCTGGATATATAATTTACCTCTAATTTAGTTAGCACTTTCATTTCATCGTATGTGAATGGCATAGCATTTAAAATCTGATAACTCGTGCGGTTTAATATTTTACCATTGTCATGATACCCCCTTTTACTCTTCTTCTCGAATTTACACACTCCGAATAGGCAGCCATCTTTTACAATTTTATTTTTCCAGTGTTCGTACATTTTAGCTTTGCTACCTTTACGTTTATAGAACTTCAATGCCTTTACACTATTTGGAGTTGTTATCAACATAATATCTTTAGCATATATCATATTTCCAAACATATCTTCAAGTTGCCATTTTTGATAATCCATACCTAATGGACACATGTCTCTTAGAAACAATTGTATGTTAGTATTATTTGCATTACTCTTGAACATGTGGTTTCTAAGCAACATACTTCCTTTCTCTGAGGCATCTCCTGTAAAATATGAAATATCTAGTAAACTTTGCCCATCGAATAGGTCTGACTCCATCTCATGGTTGATTTTAAATACACTAGACAATGTTCCTACATCATTATTTCTAACAACATTTGCATCTGTCTTAAATTTAGATATCACATCTGTTATTACAAATATGTTTTTTACATCTATCTCAATCCGTCCAATTATACTTGAGCTAACCAGGGACTCATACGCCAGTAAGCTAGGAAAGTCTATTCCATCATCTAATGATAGTCCATCTAGATTCATGCCAAGTCTTGCCCACCTTATAGCCTTATCTTTCAGCTGCTTCTTGATGAACATACATTGTCCTGTCCTACTTTTAGCTCCAGACCTTTTATAAATTACATATTCAATATTGTTAAATGTAAATCCATCTTGGTAAAACAACTCTCTCAAATCATTGATTGGTATTTTACTTCTTCTTTCGTGTTTAATCAAATCTAAATAATCTACCATTTTACTCATATTTTGTATTATGTATTTTTGTTTCTTTATTTCAGATTTAAAGCTACCTTCATAATTCTCTAGGTTCTCTATTCTATGGCTTAGATTTTCTCTCATAGCTTCTACATCATATTTGCCAGTAATATCTTCATAGTATTTTACAGACATTTTAAATCTAACATTTATTATATCATAACTTTTTAGCTTTCCGTTTCTACCAGACTTAACCTTTAACCCCATTTCACGCAATTTTATAGACTCTAAAGAATATGGTATCATTCCTATAAAATCATTCTTAATAGGTCTACCTTGCATGCTTTCATATAAATCAGAAGCTTCTAGCGAATTGATATAAATATTCTCCTTTGTCACATCAATCTTTTTCAAAATATAATCCTCCTTATGTTTTGAAACATCGCTAGAATATGCCTTTGATATCATTTATATTTAAACTACTTCCACAATAATTACAATATCCATAACCATCATGTCCTCTAACCCTTCCACATATGTCACATTCATAATCATCTTTACTATATTTGTGAGTTGGTGTCTCTGATATTTTATATGATGATTCTTCATCTGCAATGCTCTCTTCTAATAATTTTATAATTTCTGCATCTATACTATTACTTCTCGCAGTTTTTACATATTCTCTAATTGTCTTATTTCCCATTTCTATTTCAATTTCCATTTCCTTATTCATAACTTATTCCCCTCTTATGATTATATTCCTATAATGTCTACTTATCTTTCCCTAGTGTATGTGCCCATGTATTTAATATGCCTGTAAAACTATCTATCTTATCATTTAGTATATCGATTTTTCCAGATACCTCTTTTAGTCTATCCAATTCATTCTTTGAAGAAATATTCATATTGTCTATCATCTCTCCAATCTCATTTTTAGCAATCCTTTTTACTGCTAATCTAAGAGTAGGATAATATTCAACTTCATATTTATCATTTTTTAATATAATTTCTTTCCCTGTTTTTCCTACAGCTTTGACATCTCCCATCTTATTAATTCTTATATGTAGTTTAAATTGCATTCCATCCCATTCGATGTTATAACTTCCTAATTCGATAATCGTCTTATTCATTCTTCCCATTTCTAATTCTCCTCTTCTTCTGATTTAATTTTTAATCCATTTGCAATATTCTTCATTTTACAGTTTAGATTATCTTTTTCAACTCTATGTCTTAGAGTATCTTCTAACCAATATTTAAATTCTGCTAATGTCATATCACATTTATAACCCACTGGTAATTTTCCCAATATATTAATAAGACCTTGAATTTGTGTCATTGAAACACTATCTGTTAAAAGTTTAATTGTTTCCAATTTTGTTCCTGCTTTCTTCACTTAATCACCTCCTACATTTATTATATCACGACAATCTATATACGTCAACATATATATATATTATATTTATTTGAATTATTTTTATAGATTTATTCTGCCTTATATAATATACTATAATATAGTTGCATCTGTGATTTGTAACCATTATATTATAGTATAGATATTTTGTTAAGGATTGTTTATATTAAATGCAACCACTACCAAGAATCACGGTGTCTATTTCACCTACCTGAGAGGTATGTCAAATTTCAACCTACATATCTGTGAAACAACTAGAAACACTATCTTTTAAACTTTAAATAAGTCCAATGTTAAGATAACTCTCAAATAAGCATTGAAAAATTTGACATACCTCTCAGGTAGGTGAAATTTTAATTCATGCCAAATATGCTTAAATTTCACCTACCTGAGAGGTATGTCAAATAGACAGGACTTAAGAGAGAATAATGATAAACCTAATAACAATAAAGAATAGTAAAATATAAAAATCAAAAATATAGAAATCAAAAATATAGAAATCAAAAATATAATAATCGAAAATATAGAAATCAAAAATATAATAATTTAACTTAAATAAATGTTGACATATAATATTCATAGTGATAATATATTCATAGACAGGATAACTATAAATTAAAACAATAACATGAAGGAGGAAATATGAGTGAAAGAAATGTAATACTGGAGGAAGGATATGCAAGTTTTATAAAAATTCCAAAGAGTTTATTTTTAAAAGGATTTGTAAAGAACGATAATATGATAATATCTACATACTATCAAGTCGCTATGAGCAAAGGTATGGATGGAAAGTTATCAATAAATAGTCATATCAGATTACCAGAAATGGGGATGATTCGAAATAGATATAATATCAATAAGTTTAAAAATGGAATAAAACTACTATATGATAATAGGTATATAGGAGATGAAATAGGCATTGTAAGTAAAAATGAAGTAATTTCACTTTCATACAGTGGCTTGGCAAAAATCGATAAAAACTATTTCAAATTATCAGTTTATGAGTATGATGAAATTGTAAACAGTGGATACCCGTTAAAGGTTGCATTAGGCATGCTAAACCAATATTGTATATATAAAATGTTCCAGTCTAATAATAATGATAATTGGAAATATACCAAAGGGACAGCTAGTGTGGGATACGATAAAATAAAAGAACTTACAAATCATTCAAAAAGTTCCGTTGCAAAATATAATTCCATATTATCAGATGAGTTGGTATTATTAGAAATTGGGAATGTTGGATTATATGCAAATATCAATGGAGATATAAAGACATTTAATAATATATATAGTCCTATTTCACAATCTGGGATAGCTTGTATTGAAAGTGCAAGACGTGACATTCAGATATCATTAGAAAAGATTAATAAATGGATGGTAGGGGCTGGATACAATTTTAAATGCCATATAAAAAATTCTGATATTAGGTCTTTGAATGGTAAAATATCGTACTATGGAAATAAGATTAAAAATAATATTGCAACGGATGATGATGTAGATGAGCTTGAAAAAGCGATGATTGACAAACAGATAATGAAAGGCGGAACAATAGATGATGATATATGTGATATAGATGGTTTTGAGAATGTATAAATTAATTTAAATATACTATTGACATATTAATTATGCAATGATATAATGTACCTAGATAGTAAGAGTGATAGCAGCACAAAATAATAAAGAGAGGAGATTATATATATGGGAATGTATACTTACGTTGGTAATGTTGAGAGAATCAAAACTTTGGTAAAAGAGATATATGACGAATGCGAAGATGTAAAAGATTTAGAAAAAGTGGAATATGATATTATTGATATTATAGAGTTAATTTCAGAGGAATGTAAAGGTAGATTAATATCTAATTCAAGACACAATAATATTCAAGCTAAGATAGACCATCAATTGGAGTTGTATTTACAGAAAAAAAAGGCATTAGAAGATTAGCTAGTTAGATATCGATTATATAAGCCCATAGACAGGTTTTATTACCTTAGGCATACAATAGTATTCAAAACTATATAAATGCTTACCACAGGCTTATATAAGCTATATTTGGGCATGTATAATGGATATGTTAGGTAGGATAATGTAGTATAGTAAAGTATTAATGAAATATTAGGATAATTAAGAGGAAATTAAGAGGAAATAATAAACTATAAAAGGAGAGTAAATAATGATTATATTAAATAACAAGGAAGTATATGTCGTACGTTTTCCAAATGGGGAAACTAACATTGACATTGAAGAATTATGTATATTAGAATCAAAGCCGAATATTATGAGATTTAAATTTGAAACTAATGAGGATTTGATAACTTTAATGTTCTTAAAGAAACATTTAGATGAATATGAAAATGGTATGAAAATTGCCTTAATAATTGATTATATGCCTTATAGTAGAATGGATAGGAAGATAGAGGGTAAAGTATTCACTCTCAAATATATATCTGAATTCTTAAATAATTTAAATTTCAATCAAATATATGTACATGAACCTCATAGTGATGTATCTATTGCATTATTAAATAGTTGCCACTTTGGTTATACGACTGTGGAAATTGCAAAGAGAGCTATGGAAGATATGAGTTTTAATAAAGATAAAGATTATGTATTATTTCCAGATGCGGGTGCACAAAAGAGATATGGAGAAACTTTTTCAGAGTTCAAAACTTTAATAGGATTCAAAACTAGAGACTTAGATAGTGGCAAAATAGAATCATTAGCTATATACGGAGATGGCAAACTAGAAGGGAATAAAGTTTTAATAATAGATGACTTATGTAGCAGAGGTGAAACATTTATGAGAAGTGCAGAAGCGGTTGAAGCAATTGGTGGTGGTGATACATATCTTGCGGTAACCCATCTGGAGAATAATGTATTGACTGGATACTTACCTACATCACATTTAATTAAAGGTGTATATGCATCCGAATCTATCTGTACTAGGGCAAGTTTTGAGAAACTAACATTGTTCAATTTGGAGGATATGTAATATGAGTGTAGAGATAATCAAGGGTGATTTATTTGAGACGGATTGTCAAGTAATTGGACATCAAGTAAATTGTAAAGGTGTAATAGGAAGTGGAGTAGCTTTGCAAGTAAGAAAGAAGTACCCAATAGCATATAGACATTATTTAGCCAGGTCTGAAATCTCAAATGTATTTGGAACAGTAGGTGTTGTCAAAGTATCGGACAATCTACATATAGCAAATATATATAGCCAAGATAGTTATGGTTACGACGGTGAGCAATATACTAGTCTAATCGCATTCGAGAACGCTTTAAAGCTATTAAATAGAACGATGAGACAAATAGGTTTGACAAGTGTGGCATTGCCATATAAAATAGGATGTGTAAGAGGTGGTGCAGATTGGAATATGGTATCATCTATTATAGAAAAAACACTAGGATATAATTTAACTGTTAAACTATATCAGCTAGATAAAGGATAAAAGGAGAAATAAATTATGAAAAATATTAATACAATGTTATTACTCGATGGATACAAACTGGGACATAGGATTCAATATCCAAAAGGTACTGAAAAAGTATACTCTACATTTACACCAAGAGGGAGTAGAATAGATGGAGTGGATGAAATTGTATTCTTCGGACTACAAGCATTTATAAAAAAATATCTAATAGATTACTATAATGTAAACTTTTTTGAGGAAGATATAGATGAAATAGTAAATGACTATAAGAGATTTATTAAATATTATTTAGGAGATGATGATGCAGACGTAGAACACATTAGAAATCTACATAAACTTGGTTATTTACCAATTGAAATTAGAGCAATTAAAGAAGGTTTGAAAGTTCAAATGAGAGTGCCTATGTTTACAATAGAGAGTACTCATCCAGAGTTTTCATGGATTACAAATTATCTAGAAACGCTTGTATCATCTGAAATGTGGTATCCAATTGTTAGTGCAAATACTTCTTTAATGTATAGAGATATTGCAGATAGGTTTGCAAAAGAAACCATTGGGGATACAGGGTTTTCAAAGTTCCAATGTCATGACTTCTCACAAAGAGGACAACATTGTACTGAAAGTGCAATATTAAGTGGCATGGCTCATATGTTAAGCTTTGTAGGTACAGACGTTGTCCCAGCAGTTGTAAATATTGAAAAATATTACAATGGAAATATGGAGAAAGAAATGATTGGGGTTTCTGTAAATGCAACAGAACATGCAGTAATGTGTGCTGGTGAAAAAGATTCTGAATATGAAACTTATAAGAGATTATTAACTGAAACATACCCAAAAGGTATTATATCTATTGTATCTGATACGTGGGATTATTGGAATGTATTAACTGATATTTTGGTTAAATTAAAACCTATCATAATGGAAAGAAATGGTGTTACAACTCTTCGCCCCGACTCAGGAAATCCTTTCAAAATAATTTGTGGTGACCCAGAGTCAAATTTAGAACATGTTAGAAAAGGTTCTATAGAAGTATTATGGGATTTATTTGGCGGAAGTATCAATAATCTTGGATATAAAGTATTGGATAGCCATATAGGACTTATTTATGGGGAGGCTATACAACCTCAGTTAATGGAAAGTATCCTTAAAAGATTAAAAGAAAAAGGCTTTGCTTCGACAAACATTCTATTTGGAGTTGGCTCTTATGGATTTTTAAGCGGTGGCGTTGGAGGTGGTATTGCAACTAGAGATACGTTTGGAATCGCATGTAAGGCTACTTATGTTGTAGTAAATGGCGAGGAGAGAAAAATATTCAAAGACCCTAAAACTGATGATGGATTGAAGAAGTCTCAAAAAGGTATGGTAGTTGTTGCATTAAATGAAAATGATAAAATGATTGCAATTGATGACAACACATCATCAGAAAGGGATTATTTGAGTTCAGTAGACTTATTGGAAGTTGTATTTAAAAATGGAAAACTAATAAGAGATGATTCTATCTCTGATATTAGAAATAGGATTCATAATAACTTTTAAAAAAATAATTAAATTAATTTCAATAAGTGTTGACACATCAGAAATGGTGTGTTATGCTTATATCAACCTAAAGCAGATAACTATGAAATATTAATGGACTCCAAAGGTGATATTGATTTTGCATCTTTTGTGAAGAGTGCCAATTTAATATTTGGAAGAAATACATTTGTCAACAAATTAAGAGATAATGAGATAATCAGATCCAAGCCTAGTACTGAACCATATCAAAGATTTATTGATATTGGATATTTCAAGGTAATCCAAACTGTTAAAGGACTGCATAGTTATCCTAAAACATTGATAACTAAAAAGGGTATAGATTGGTTAATGAAAAAATGTAAAGAGTGGGAGATTTTAAAATAACCTACGACTACTCAAATTCGTATAGCCTCAAAAATAAGCTATAAGCTATAAGCTATAAACTATAAAAGGAGAAATAATATGTATGAAATAAAAGGAAAATATGGAGTAGCAAAGATAATGTCTGAAAACTTAGATATTAAATCATTTGACCAAATTCAAAAATTAATGGATAATCCTAGTGCAGAGGGAAGTAAAGTTAGAATTATGCCAGACTATCATTATGGAGCAAGTTGTGTAATTGGAACTACTATGGAAGTAAAGGATAAGGTTATCCCCAATGTAGTTGGAGTAGATATAGGTTGTGGGGTTTTAGCAGTTAAGATAGCAGAGAAAGATATTAATTTAAAAGAGATTGATGATTTTATTACTAATAATATACCAAGTGGGTTCAGAGTTAACAAAGAGCCAATTGAATCATTTGATATAACTAAACTAAGATGTTTAGACAACTTGAAATTAACTTCTAAAGATGTTAATAGAGCGATGTGTTCAATCGGAACATTAGGTGGTGGAAATCATTTCATAGAAATAGATGAGGATTCAAGTGGTAAGAAATATATCATAGTACACACTGGAAGTAGAGGATTAGGATTAAAAGTTGCCAATTATTATCAAGACTTAGCAATTGATATGATGAAAAAAGAAAACTCATTAAGAAGAAGTCAAGCAGTGGATGCTTTGAAAAAATTGGGAAAAGAAGAGTCTATAGAAGGAGTATTGAAAAATATAGGGAGATTAATACCAAAAGATATGTCGTATTTATCTGGTCAAGGGTTAGAGGACTATTTACACGATATTGGTATTATCCAAAGATATGCAGAGTTAAATAGGGAGACTATAATAAATAGGATAGTGAGTGAGTTTGGATTCAATATTGAATTAAAGATTGAAAGTGTTCATAATTTCATAGAAGATAGTATACTTAGGAAGGGTGCCATATCTGCAAAATTAGGTCAACCTGTAATAATACCACTAAATATGAGAGATGGTTGTATACTTGGGTTTGGTAGAGGCAGAATAGATTATAATGAATCTGCACCTCATGGAGCCGGAAGAGTGTACAGCAGAACAAAAGCTAAAAAGGAAATATCTATGGATGATTATATAAAATTTATGGAAACTGTATACTCTACAAGTGTAAATAAATCAACATTAGACGAAGCTCCACAAGCATATAAAAATATGGATGAGATAATAAAAGAGGTAGATAAAACTGTTGAAATTTCAATGGTAATTAAGCCTATATATAATTTCAAAGATAGTAAGGAGGTTTACACATGCTAAATGATACATTATATAGTTTTATAATAGCATCACTAGTAGTAACATCATTAAATGTGATATTGACATATTTAATTGTTCAAGATGATGATGTAGATGAGCTAACAGTATATGAAAATAAAGATATATTAAATTTATATATATTGGGAGCCATGTCTGTTATACCATTTTTAAATTTTGTAGTATTATTCAATATGATATTTACATTGTTATTTTTAAGAGAGCCGGATGAGGAATAGTGTGAATTACAAGGAGAATGTAAAATGAAAAACTTAAACAATATGAGATTACCAAAAGATATAATAATCAATGGAGTTACACTAGAAGAAATATTAAAACTACATAGTTTATGGCTAAACAATGACGTCTCTGGAGTTCGTGCAGATTTAAGACATGCAAATTTAACTAATGCAAATTTAAAACATGCAAATTTAGGAAATGCGGATTTAACTGGTGCTGATTTAAAATATGCAAATTTAAATGGTACAAATTTAAGATATGCCGATTTAACTGATGCCGATTTAACTGGTGCAAATTTAGAAAATGCAAATTTAACTAATGCAAATTTAAAACATGCAAATTTAGGAAATGCGGATTTTAAATTCGCGAAGTTAACCAATGCAGATTTAAGATATGCTGATTTAACTAATGCAAATTTAAAACATGCAAATTTAATTGGTGCGAAGTTAACCAATGCAGATTTAAGATATGCTGATTTAACTGGTGCCGATTTAAAATATGCGAATTTAAAACATGCAAATTTAACTAATGCGAATTTAAGCGATGCAAATTTAAGCGATGCAAATTTAAAATATGCGAATTTAACTGGTGCAAATTTAACTGGTGCAAATTTAACTGTTGCAAATTTAGAAAATGCCGATTTAAGATATGCAAACTTAATTAATGCCGATTTAAGACATGCAAATTTAACCCAAATTATGATGACAAGCAAATAATTCAACAATTATTCCACGTAATGAGTCATATTCAAAATAGCAATAATGCAACTGAAGAAATAAAAGAATTACTAACTGATGTAAATTTGAAATGGGCAAATAAATTTCATAGAGTTGAGGGATGTGGAAAGATTGAAATTTAATTTGAATAAAGTGTTGACTCCATATACATTATATGATATTATGTATATGGAATATCAATCAATCAATCAATCAATCAATCAATCAATCAATCAATCAATCAATCAATCAATTACAAGGAGAATGTAAAATGAAAAACTTAAACAATATAAGATTACCAAAAGATATAATAATCAATGGAGTTACACTAGAAGAAATATTAAGATTACATGGTTTATGGTTGAACAATGATATCTCTGG